GATTCTGGGTCACATATTGTTAATACCTGTGCTAATGGATCTAACGCAGGAATATTTGTTGTAAAATCCAATTGTACTTGTGTAAAACGATTCATATTAATTGCCCCAGATGGTTGAAGATCAAACGGTGATGTATTTAAACAAAAATTATAACAATACAACCCACTTGGTGCGGCACCTGCAGTTCTAGTAAATTTTTCTATATAATTAAATATACCAACGTCCAATACATTTTCTCTATATTGTCCATCTAGTAAAATACCCATACTAGTTAAAATACCTTTAACATTTTGAATATTGAAACTACCTGAAGTCATAAAACCTGTTAAAAGACCATTTGGGTTAACACCTGGACCAATCGTTTCACCATCGTTTAAAGGATAATTACCGTATGTTGGAGCAGGAATTACATTTGAAGGCAAATAATTATATGGCCAGTTACTATAATTTGTCCATTCATTGCGTAAATTAACATCACTTCTTTGAAAATAAAACATCCAACTTGAAATTAATCCCAAAGAATCCAAATCCACTTTATTTGGACCAGTAACATTATAAAATACTTTTTCATTTACTTGTTTAAATAAATATTTTTGTTCATTTTTGGCAAATATACGAGACTCATCATTTGACAAGAAACAATATGTTGACATCAAATGAACGTTTGGAAACCATATACTTCGTTGATCTAAATATGAATTAATTCCAACTTCAATATCTGGAGGTGTTTGTAAAAATCTATACATTTGATTTTGATATTGATTAAAGTTGGGTGCAATATATGGAAAATTATTTATTGGGTCAAGAACGTCTCTTATTTTAAATAATTCACATATAGGTCTGATTGTTACATATATTTGTAATTCATTATACTGTAATGCAACTAAAGGAAACGCCATCTGATTTTTTAAAGTAAACCATGAATTTAAAGGTACAAATAGTTGTCTTCCTCTAATAGAAGGTTCTGCACCAGCAATATTTTCTGTATAAAATGCATTAGGATATGCGTTTACACGACTATTTGCATTTCCAGGATCTACTAATTCAGGAACGTGTCCAATCATTTCATTAAACAAATTTAATTTTTGTCCAGTAAAATCTCTTCGCGCCATATTCAAAATATAAGATCCAGAGTATTCCTGCAGCTTTTGATTACCGCAATTAATTGTTATTTTTTCTATCATTATTGCACCAATATAGTCAATCCATTTAAATTCATAAGGTGCCCATCCAGTATATGATGTACTTCCATCAGGATTAGTATACTCTTGAGGAGGCAATATTGGGCTCCATATAGATGGTAAATCTATAACAAAATATGTATCCATCAGAAGATCTGCATACCTAGGTACCTTAAATTGAAAAGTTGATGACTCTGCCAAACGCAGCGTTGTACTACCTTCAAAATCTATTCTGAATTTTTGCATTCCAAAATTGGTATATTTTAAATAAGCAGCCTTCCAAAAAGTTTTTGAAGGATTACCATTTAATATTACATTTTGTTGTCCACTTGATACTAAATTTAATAATCCACCTGCCATAATCTATTAATACTAATTAATATATATATTTATTTAATTTTTTAAATAATATAATATATTAAGTATGATAAATATGATAAATAATATGGACGAAGATTTTGTCTGTTATTTAATTTTAGCACTTATAATAATAATTACAATTTCTTATATTTCCTACATGATTTATTTGAGTAGTCTTGAATCAAAAGAATGTAGTTATATAAATACATTATATCCATCAATAAATGGAAAAATTAGACCTATATCTCCAAAAATTAGCGATTGCAGTGGTAATTTGTATGATTATTATATTAAAACTGCTTATAATGCTTGCAGTGGTGGTAATTATCAAAACGATTACGTAGATGTATGTGTTTTAAAAGGTATTCTTAAAGAAGGCGTACGTTGTTTAGATTTTGAAATTTATAATGTGGATAATATTCCGGTTGTATCAAGTAGTAGTTCAAATTCAAATAATTATTATGTAAAAGAAACTTTTAATAGTGTTAAATTCAGTGAAGTAATGAATGTTATTAGTAATTATGCTTTTTCTACAGGTACAGCTCCTAATCCAACAGATCCTTTGATTATTCATTTGAGAATTAAAAGTAACGAACAAACTATTTATAATAATTTAGCAAGTATATTTAAATCTTATGATAAACTCATGTTAGGAAAACAATATAGTTATGAAAATTATGGAAAAAATATTGGGGCACAACCATTAACTTCTTTTATGAACAAAATTATTTTGATTGTTGACAAATCAAACAATTCTTATTTGGAAAATAAAGAGTTTATGGAATATGTGAACATGACAAGTAATTCAGTTTTTATGAGGGCTTTACCATATTTCAATGTTAAAAATACACCCGATATTAATGAATTAGAACAATTCAATCAAAGATGTATGACAATTGTGTTTCCTGATACAGGTGTAAATCCAAGTAATCCTAGTGGTATGTTATGTAGAGCTGCGGGTTGTCAAATGGTAGCAATGCGTTATCAATTTGTAGATAATTTTTTAAAAGAAAATGCTATTTTCTTTAATGAGTCTGGTTATGCGTTTGCATTGAAACCAGAAAATTTACGATATAAACAGATAACAATCCCTAAGCCAACTCCACAAAATCCTGCATATTCTTATGAAACCAGACAAGTATCTACAGATTACTATAACTTTAAATATTAAATAAATCTAATTTTTATTAATTATAATTTAAAAAAATAACATTTATTAAATTATAATGAAATATCCATATATTTTGTTTTTAAGATACGAACAATATTCATATATAGATGAATTTATAGAAGCAAATAAAGATAAATTTAATTGTAGTATTTTTATTATACAAAACAAAGAAGAATTAAACAAAATGTTTGATCCAAATTATCATTTATTGGTGACATTTGGTGAAAACGAATCCATTTATTGTGGTGACGTTAATAGTGTTATTTTAGATAAGATGAGAAACAGATGGATACATTATGATAAATTAAATGAAGAAACTATTGAACGATTCAATAATGGTGTCAATTATTGTTATTTACATTCTCTTGTAATAGCCGATTTTGATATTAATCGCCCAGTTTTTTCACTGTTTACTACATGTTATAATTCATATTATAAAATAATGCGAGCTTATGATAGTATTAAAGTTCAAAATATGAGAGACTGGGAATGGGTAATATTAGATGACTCGCCTGATGATGAACATTTTGTATTTTTAAAAGAAAATTTAAAACATGATAAAAGAATTCGGCTTTATAAACGAAGTGAAAATAACGGCAACATAGGCAATGTTAAAAACGAAGCAATATCTTTATGTCGTGGTAAATATGTATTGGAAATGGATCATGATGACGAGATTTTACCAGATACTTTATTAGACGCAACAAATGTTTTTGATAATGATCCCGAAGTTGGATTCGTTTATATGGATTTTTTTAATATTTATGAAGATGGGTCAAATTTTAATTATGGAGATTTTTTTGGATTAGGATATTCATGTTATTATAGACAAAAATTCAGAAATAATTGGGCATATGTATGTTCAACACCTAATATTAATAATATAACATTAAATCATATTGTGGGTGTTCCAAATCACCCAAGAATATGGAGAAGAAAAACACTCATGGAGATGGGTAATTTCTGTGAATTTTTACCAATTTTAGATGATTATGAAGTATTAATTAGATCTGCTGCAAAAACAAAAATAGTAAAAATACATAAATGTGGCTATATTCAATACATGAATAACGGTAATAATAATTTTTCGCTAATACGAAATTCAGAAATTAACAGAATTATATGGGGGTTAAATAAACAAACTTATGAAAAATATGATATTGATAATTTAATGAAAGAAAAAGATGCATACGAAGATGTAAAATATAGAGAGAATTACGTTCAAATTTGGAAACGAAAAAATTACACACATAAATATTGTAATAAAATAGTTAATTTAAATTATAAAACTCAATATTGTATAATAGGATTAGAGAGTTTTTATAATAAATTAACTGAATTAAAAGAATTATATAATGATAAAAGTAATGATTTTTTGCTATTAGATAATAATGAACATAGTGATATGTTATGTAAAATATTAGATATGAATGGATTTTCTGAAATGAGATGTCATGGTGTTAAAGAAACAACTGACGAAGAACTGATTCAATATTTCATGTTATTCTATAAAAGCTGTGACGATTACAAAATTTTATACCAAAAAGCAAATGATAGTAAAGAAGAAATTGTTAATGCAAAATTACCAGATAATGCAACCAAAATTGAAATTGTAAATGATAGTGATTGGAATGTTAATTACAACTAAAATAAAAAACTTTCAATTGGTATATCATCATTAAGATAAGTGTATTTGATTTGACTACATAGTAATTTGTATACGATATTTCGTTTATATTGTCTTATTTTATTCAATTCATTTATAAACATATTTAATTTTATTGCAGGCGACCAATTATATTTACAATTTAATGAATTACAACACAAACAATCTTTTTTGTAAATTGTTTTAAATATATTTTTAAATTTCTGAGATGGTAAATTCAAGTAATATGAATAACGACGATCATTATAATGATAAAGAGGTGGAACAAATGGATATGTTTTGTCAATGACAAATGTATGTGTTTCCATAATCTCATGTATATTATTATTTATTGTAATTATAATTTGTTTTTGTTCGTTGTTATATAATACTATTATATTATCAACATTATAAATTTTGGACAATTCTTTATATTCACGTGCGATGCGTGTTTTTAGACATTTTTCTGTTATTAATCCAATTTGTATTTCGTTATTCATTTATATAAAAATAATTATTATAATATTTTTATATAATTTAAATTAAGAAATATTTTATTTATCAAGCTATTATAAGACAAATATAATAACTATGAAGACGGATAAAAATATATGTAAAGGATTAACTTTTCAAGATTGT